CCCTTCTCCGAATGTTATTCGTCCGTGTTGCATTCTTCCTTGTAACGCCCACGTAATTCTTTCTATCTTTTTCTGGCCCCCGTGTCTAGTTTCTACTAGATTTGGGTATATATTTAACCTTTTCATTTGGTCTTGTAAGTAAGGCAATATAGCGTTACGTAATGAACCGCCTTCTATGCCCACTGCCATAGGTCTATAAGTTCTTACAGCAGTTAATAATCTAAGAGATGCTTCTCTTACGCCCCATCTACCTGTTATAATGTCGCCTACGTGCCATCCGTGTGTTCCTGCTTTTACACAAGCTATAGCCGTTTCATCAAATCTTTTTAATTTACTTTTTGTTGCGCCCACCACGTCTACGTAACCGGCAGGATCCATACTTAAATACCATTCCCCATCTGACGGTTCTGGTCCTACTATAATCTGTTCTTCTAAAAATAGATTGCCACCGCCTGTAGAGAAATTAGCTTCGTATTCTTGCCGAAAACTTTCGTGAGACATTGTTCGACGTTTTTTCTCTACTTCTTCTGAGTCCAAATACGGATTATCTACAGAACGGTACTCGAATGCTTCCCACCCATCTTCGTCTTTTGCGTCCATCCACAAATCATAAAAATGGTTTTTACCTGCTGGCGTTCCTATGAACATAGCAGAACCTTTTACATCTGTCAACGTAGGCTGTATAATTTCTTCCCACGTTTCTGGTTTCATGGTAGCAAATTCGTCCATTACTACAAAAGATAACCCGACACCGCGCAAAGTATCGGGTTTATCTGAACCTTTTAAGTGGATCACTCTCCCATTTTTTAATCTTAGTTGTGCTGTATTCTCCAATGCTTGCTCTATTACATCAACACCAAGGTTTTTTAACTTGCGCCATACTGCATCCTTGGCTTGTTGAAACGTAGGAGCAACGTAAAATACATCTTTGTCTAATAAATTATAGCCGAACTCGTTTTCGGCCTTTAAAGCCTCTATTAAAAGTTTAATACACGCCAATTCACTCTTGCCCCATCGTCTACCTGCGACCACGACCTTAAATCGTGCGTCAGATTGATACACTTCCATCTGTCCCGGATGCATTGTGAAGTTTATATTGGGCATTTATTCTTTTTCAAGAGGGCAATCACAGTTTGCCGGGTCGCAATCGCATTCCGGGTTTTCGCATACAGGACATACACGTTTTTCTACCATTATATGAAGTCCTCCAAGTCATTAGTTTCGTCAATTTTGTCTGGTACTTTTTTATACAACCAATCTTTATAATTTTCTTTAGAAATTTCCCACTGTTTTTTACATTCGTTTCGTAAATTGATTCTTTTACCTCCATTCCAAACAACGCCAAAACAATTAAATTTATGATTTCCATCTTTATCTCCAGATCCGTAAAAACCTAGACAATATTCTTTTCTCATTGCTTCTGCTATTGCTTTTTGTAATACATCAAGTGGTATTATTCTCTTTGTTGCAGTAAAAAACTCTGTCATGTGCGATGCATTACACATTTCTATACCTTCTTCCCAGTTTTTTCCACGTTTTAGTCTAGGGCCTTCGTATTCAGACACTATATCTTCGCCATTTGCAGTAAATGCATAGGCGAAGCTTACTAAAAATAACAGTGTCATTATTTTCATTCTTTAAAGTTTCCTTTTCCGAACCATCGTACACTTCTGTACATCAGTGGAACTAACCATTTAGGTGCGCCATCACGTTTGAGAGCACACATAAACTTTTTATCGGCATTCTTTTTTGTTCCTATCGCATTCTCGTACAGGTAATCGTGACCACAAGCGGCACGAATCACCCAAGGTTGAAATGGTGACACGATTCTCCAAAAAAACCGGGGCACTGAGGCCCCGTCAAACTCGAAACCTTCGGGTATGAATGTACCGTAGAAATCAATGTTGTTTGCCAAGCGGTATTTTTTCTTGTCATTACTCGGTGTTATCAGTATCATCGGCCTCTTCGTCGTTTACTTCATCCTCACTGGATATTCCGTACTGTCTGTTGCACCACTCGTCGTAGTCTTTCCATGACTTGTTGTGACTCTTTAGGTGGCGCTCGTAAGAAGCTAGCGGGAACGTTCCACTACAGAACTCCATTCGCCCATCTTCCATGACGCTCATTACGCGATCTCCAACACGCTCCTTGACAGCTTCGGTAACAACGCAGCCGTTTACAGCAAACAAGGCTGTACTGATAAAAGCTAAAGTCATTAATTTCTTCATTCCTAATACCCTCTCGGTTTCGGTGGTTTCTTTCGTTTCTTCGGCATATTAAGTCCTTTATACCAGTTCACTTTTTCTTTTTCAAAGCTTTATATTTAGCAAGGCGCTTCTTTATTTCGTACCGTAGCCTTTTTTCTTCGCTTGCACGATACTCTGCGGTAGCTGCTTTTATATAACTAGCTCTATCGTCATCTATACCCGGATACATGTCTTCCGGACGCGGCAATTTCACATACCTTCTGTTTCCTACATTCGTTTCGTTTCTACCTTGAAGTTGGTTGTAGACGTTCACACGTCGTTCCCGCTCTGTTTGAACTCGTCCGGGATCTCCAGTATATGATTCGGCCCTATAAGTTTTATTGCTCTTACGTTTGTCTTGTTTAGCCATATATTAAGTCCTTAGCCTTTCTTTCCACCCGGCGATTTTGCACTTGCCGCTGTTGGGCTAGGTGTCAATCCCGGCGCTTTCCAGTCTCGTGGTGCGCTTTCCGTTCCCGTTTTAGTACCGGCAGCAGATGACTGCTCAGTGCTCGATTGATATTCTTTCTTGCTTGGCATCGTTTTCTATCTCCAAAGTTGGTGTATCGACGTTCTCCAGAACATTGAGTTTTGGAGATTCCTTCGTAGTATTGATGATAATATTAATACCATCTTTACCAAAGTCAGTTTTACCTAAATGCTCGATGGCCTTACGGGCTGGTATAACACGCTCAAAAATCAATTTGGCGGCTTTCATATCGCCCTTCTCGGCCAACTCGCATACCTTCTCTACTATTTTTGGAAAGTTCTTGAGCAAGAGTTTTTCCGATTTAGCTAGAACAGCTTCTTGAACAATAGTAGATATGTTCTTACTACCTTTTGGTCTTCCGGGACTCCGGTATCCGGGATCTCCGGGTTGTAGTTTTTTATCTTCGTCTTTTGACATATAAGGATTCCAATTAGGTATTTATCTTATACTTAATTATATAACTATAATTTAATTACTAACTCTAAATATAATTATATAATACTTAATTATGTGATTATTATATCATGTATTTATAAAAAAAGCAAGTAATTCTTTTCCCCCTTCAATATCAATAACTTACAAGGGGCCTAAAATCCTATTTTTAGTACAAGTGAGGTAATATAACGTTATACAGGCCCGCGTTTGAGGGGGGCCCCCCGTCAAAATATCCACAGGTTATCCACAGGGTTACGCACATGTTATGCACAGGGTTATCCACAG